TCTCATTGCGGCATCAGTTGTTCTTCTTAATTTTCTATTCATCTTCTTCTCTCCCATAGTGGTCATGAACATGTAGTTGTATTAACGCATAGTGAAGTACCTTCATTATGTCATCACGATTGTAACCATTCTTGTTACCATAGCGTTGGGCATACTTCATAATATTACCGATACAGAAACCATCTCCATGACCTCCGTCGATAATAAACTCAGTTGCCTGAAACTTGTTTTTAGAATAATGTTGATCATATGTATCATCTACATAGTTCCATAAGTCAGCAAGGTTCAAGTCCTCACTGTATTTGTATTTTGGATTACCTTCTCTCATACATCCCCCTCTTCTGTGATAACAAGTTCACCTATAAGAATACACTCACTATCATCAATATAGAAACCTTCTTTTTCTTCTAAGAAACTATATCGGTCTTCATCCCAACCTTCTATTAAACGTGTCTGCTCATCTTCAGAGATGCTTTCTCCACCAAAGATTAAATCCTCTGAGATACCGTCCCAAGTTTCAACAAATTCATATTCTTCAAATTCCTGTGGATAAAACTCATCGCCATCTGTATTATTAATAGCGTCAGTGAGCATTTCAACTTCATCTTCATTTAAAGGGGTAATGACGCATGAACCACTTCTCCAAAGTGTTGATAATTCAACTATAACGCCTTTATCGTTTCTGAAAAATTCGTTATCTATCCAAGACTTTTTCCACCTTGGAGAAACCGAGTAACTTTTATTCATTTCAATTTTCATAATATAAACCTTTCATAATATAACCCTATTATATACTAAACAAACCTATAAGTCAAGACGTTTTCTTAAAAAAGATGAAGAATAACCATGCCTTCTTTTATTATAATATATTTCAATGCCTTGTTCGATACAATACTCTTTGGCAGTAAAGTCTTTAGGTTCATACTCCTCACCTATAATTCTAACATCAGGATGAATAAGAGCAATTAATTGACAGAGTTCTTCTTCTGTAGTATAGGGTATTATCTCATCAACATACTTAACAGCGTCAAGTTGGATATGCCTTTCACTTACATTTTGAATGGGTTTGTTTTTCTCAGGTCTGTCAATCGTAGGGTCAGTCTGTAACCCACAGATAAGATAGTCGCATTGACTCTTTGCTTCTTGTAGCATAGAGATATGCCCTGCGTGTAATAAGTCAAAAGACGATGCCGTAAATCCTACTCGCATAATGCTTTAACCACGTCAGGGAAATGAACACCAATTATATTCCAACACCTTTCGGCGACCTCCATATGTTCCTTCTGAGTCCCATGACCTCTTCTCAGTTCACAATAATGTATCCAAGACCTTAAAGTACCAGACATATACAGAGTTGATTCGGTAAGTCCTTCAGGTAGCAATGCTCTTGCCTGTTCTTTTGCGACACCTCTTCCAAGTGCATCACGATAAGATTGTTCAGCATTCTTTGCGATTTCTTTTTGTTCCATACTCCACCATTCCTTCAACGACCTATCGTCTGTCGTATTAGAGTTCTGTCGGTTCTTCGTATCTTGTGTACGACACTCTCGGTCAGTAATAAACACTGTTGCCTCAGCATACCTTTGAGAAAACTCTTGGAATGAAAACGAGCGATGCCTTAATATCTGCCTAGCGATATCTCTAGTTGTTTTAATTTCAAGTGTCATATGAACCATCTCAAAAGGTGACCAGTGATTTTCCTTTATGAGATACCTAAGAAGTTTAGGTGCGGTTGCCGTATTCTTTTGATTGGCAGGATTACTTACCCTCGCAGTGTAGGCAATCAAATCACTAGCAGTAAAACATTCTGTCGAAGCAGAGGGTTTACTTAATGCTATTAGGTTTACTTCACATGTCATCTTTTATTTTTTCCTTCCATAATGTTTTCCATATCTTGTTCTGTTAAATATTTCATATCTCTCAGGAGTTCTATCGTACCCTTGATTGAGTCAAGTCGATGATAGGATTCTCCTACAAACCAACCCACCACAAATCCAGTGAGTGTCCATCCTGCCATTATTAATATTAAATTAGTATCCATTTCTTACTCCATCTTAAAATCTTTGAACTTGTTTAGTTGTTCATTCATATTAGTTTTATCGAATGCTGGTGTATCTGGGACAGTTGTAGTACCACCCACGATATCTTGATTATCGGTATCATCACTCAGTCTCATCTTAGCACGTTCAATCTTCAAGGTAAATCTCTGATATGCGGTAGGGTCATTGTATCTGTTCTTCAGTTGCTTCACCATCACTTTACCCATAGAAGCAAGTTCATCATTAGATATCAATGCGAACATCAGGTCTGCTGTAGCAGGTAAACCAAATGATTCCGAGGTATCCTCAAGACCCAAGTCATCATTACTAAAACCACTACGAGTAGTTTGAGTCGCAGACATAATAGGGACATTGAACTCAACCGCAAGTCCTCTTAGTTCTTCCGCAATACTCTTGATGTAAGTATAAGAATTAATAGAACCACCCATACCTTTCATTCTACTAGAAGCACAGATATTCAGATAGTCAATAAAGATAATCTCAGGGACAAAGTTTTTCTTGAGTTTCATCTCATTTAATAACGCACGAAAGTGAGAGGTATGTGCTTGACCTGTAGGATACTCCTTAATGATAAGTTTACCTTCTGTTTTACTTCTAAGTTTAGATACCTTGTCGGTGAACATATCTTTAGATAGATGTTCTAATTGATCAATAGGAATATTCAATAAGTTCGCATCGATACGTTCAGCAATACGTTCTTCTGCCATCTCCATAGTAATATATAATACATTACGACCTTGAGATAATGCCGCTGCTGCTTGGTGACACATAAACAAAGACTTACCAACACCTGTACCTGCAAGACATATATTCAGTGTTTTGTTAGGGAGACCACCTTTAGTAATTCTGTTAAAGAGGTCTAAGTCAAATGGTACACGTTCTTCTTGTTCATGATAGAAAGCATATCGTTCTTCTACATCCTGTAAATAATCATGACCGATATTAGTATCAAAGGATACACCAAGTGCTTTACTCAGGATATCGGGAATACCATTCTTCTGTAGTGTAGCATGTTTACCATCGATAATAGAAATACTTTCCATAACGGCATTGAATACTGCTCGGTCTTGACACCACTTCTCAGTGCGTTCAACTAACCAATCAAGGTTTTCCTGCTCCGGCGTGAAGATATTAGGAAGGAGTTCAACCGCATTACGAAACTGCTCATCTGACAGAGTGTTGTTCTCTTCAAGTTCAATCTTGAATGACTCTAGCGAGGGGAGTTTATTATACTTAGCAACAAACGAGGCAACCTCTTTAAACAAACCTTTATATACACCATCAAAATATTCAGGTGCCACAAAAGGTAAAACCTTTCTTGTAAAAGGTTCATTAGTTAAGAGGTTTCGTAGTATCGTTTGTTCTAAGTTAATATTCATTCCTGTTCCAGTTCTTTTCTAACGTGCTCGCTCATTAATACTTCATCAGTATTATTATCACGCGCAATAAGTGTTCCGTCAGATACTGCTGTATCTAATATTGACTCTAGTATTCTACCTGAATATTCCTGTAAAGTCAAGTCATTTACAGATAAATCTGGGTCAGGAGACGAAATAATTTGGAAGTTGAACGATAACTTTCCATCTTTATCGTTCTTATCTTCTCCTACAAACTCTATAGCGCCATAAGATATTATAGTCTCAGGAAACTCTTCGAGTATACGAACATTCCAAAGGTTTTCTTCTTCAGCTGGAACGATATCATAATGAACTCTTTCAGATAATCTATCTAAAATATTAGTCGACTTCTGCATTTACAATCTCCTCCATGTCAATCTTCTGAGCAAGACCTATCGAATATTGTGCCTTGATAAACTCGGCGAAGTCAGTATTCTCAAAGATTGGGTCCCAGAACTGTTTCTCTAATGTACTCGCAAGTCTTACCTTCTTCTCTTCACCAGCACGTTGATACCAACCATTACTTGGTTTAATAACATATCCGCCAGCAAGAGCAACATCGAGTAGACCAGAATACTTCTGAACGCCACCATCCCAAGAGACTGAGATAGGTATCTTAGATTTCTCTTTTACATATCTTGACTTCTCTACATTAATAATAAAGTGATATCCTTTAATTTCTGTACCAACCTTATCTTGTCTACGACCTAGAATCCAGATGTTATCAGAACTGTAATAGATACCTGTACCACCACCGACAACGTCTTTGGGGAATAATCCGATTTCTTTATATGTGTGGTTGACGGCAAGCATAGGAATGTTCTTCATAGTCAAGTATGGTGTTACCATTCTGAAGAGACCTTTCAATGCTTTTGCACGGGACATATCTGCAACACTCTTCTCATTCTTAGCATCTTCAAGTTCTTTCTTGGATGCTAAGTTGCCGATAGAGTCGATAACGATGATTACATTATCGGTTCTCTCAAGTGCTTCTAACTGTCCTATTAGGTCAAACTTGAGTTCCTCTACATTGGCAATGGGAGTGTGCAGCACTCGTGATGTGTCTATGCCAAACTGTTCAAAGTAAGACTGGGGTGACCCAAACTCACTATCATAGAATAACAGTACTGCGTCTTCTTTCTCTCGTAGATATGCACCTGCCATGAGCAGGGCAAACGAGGTCTTGAAGTGCTTACTTGGTCCAGCGAGGACTGTTAATCCCGCCACGACACCACCGTCTATACTTCCTGTCAACGCAACGTTTACCATTGGCACGTCAGTTGACACCATATCTTTTTCTGTGAAGAACTTACTTTCTGCTAGAACTGCTGTAGTTTTTATCTTTGAGTTCTTCTTTAGTTTATTCATAATTGACATTGTTAATTTTCTCCCTGTCATCTAGTTCATACTGTTTACGGTATTCATTGTTTATTATAACGCATTTTTCCAATAAAGTCAAGTCATTATCAAATTTAATAAAGGCGAGTGTATCTTTAGGGAAACACGCTCCCCCAAACCCTCGCTTATTATCATATCCTGGCACGACTGTATGACTTCTACCTATTCTTTTATCTCTTGCTAATGCACTTGAAACTAATGACCAGTTACTTCCAAACTTAGTTACGCTATCGTGTAGTTGATTAAAGAATGTTACTTTCATAGCAAGAAAAGAATTAGATGCATACTTTACAAACGAGGCATCAGGAGCACTCATAAAGTAAAAATCATTTGTCATACACATACTATACTGACGATAGATATCTGCAACTCTTTCGCATAACCATAAGTCACCACCTATGATATGATAGTCTGCCATTACCAAGTCTGCCTTCGCATTTTTCTCGGTCAGAAACTCTGGGTTATAAACTGCTCGCTCTTCTTCAATAGAGTCTATAGATAATACTGAATCAGGAGTGATTGTTGATTTAATAATAACAACACTATTAGTGGAGAGTATCAAATCTTCTACTGCATCTATTACTAATCCATCCTCAACTGTACCATCATCTCTCATAGGAGTTGGCACACATACGAATGTGTAGTCTGGGTCAAACTCAATCAAGTCTTCCATCGTCGTACCCAACTTAGGGTCAACATAAAACTTCTCTACTGCGGTAGATGTGAATGCGTAGTCAATTGCTTGACCGACAAACCCATATCCGACTATACCTATTTTTATCATATTATATCCAATCCACGTAATAGTATTCTTTGAACCATCGAACGAAAGACTCAACCCCTTGTTCCATATCTACTAGAGGTTTGTACCCTAGTTTCTTGAGTTTAGTTATATCACTATGAGTGTCAACGATATCGGCAGGGTGTTTCGGGACAAGGTCAACTATAGGTTTGCGTCCTATATTGTCTCCGATACATTCAATAAAGTCAAGTAGTTTAACTGACTTACCCCTGCCGATATTATAAATCTCACCTTCTGGAGTTTCGTTGAACAGAATAGTTTTAATACCTGCGATGATATCTGATATGTGCGTGAAGTCTCTTTTCATCTCTCCATTATTATATGCTTTGATAGGTAGTCCTTTAGAAATATTGTGAGTGAAACTCATCAGTGCCATATCAGG